CTTGCAAGCAAGCGTCATCTGCGGTCCTCAAAACATGAGGTACCGGACCGACGTTTGTAGGTACCCGTGTGACTAACAGTCACAACAGACACCATGCGGCGTAGGCGACGTCCAGACAAAGATGATCTGGATGCCTTTTTTGGTTCCCCTACTCTCCAATAGAGTTGGGGTTCGAGTCGATCACATCCACAGAGTCGATTTATTAGTCGACCAGTTCGTGATGGACTTTACTGACAATTAGCTGAAGGGCCATATTGAATAATGCCTCTGCTAAAGTCACGAAGAGCTTCCCAAAGATAAGGTTCATGGCGTGTCTCCTCTCGTTCATCAGGTATAAACCTGAGGTATGAGAAGCGGAATACGCCATTACCCAAAGTCTTGGGTTTAGCCATCTTCGAATCCAGTAAAAAGGAATACTGGATAGGAATCGAGCACTTCACGCCACTGTCATCGGGATGGTCAGCAGGCACAATTTTAATGTGACCAGCAACCATCTCAATCTCCGATGCCAGGAATCGCAAAGTACGGCCAATCTCATACTCAGTCCAGCGCGCTAACAAACCGTTAACGCACTTGTAGAGTATGGCCTCGTAGGTTTTTGCGCCTACGCTTGCCGGACCATTTCTAGGTTGAAATGGTCTTACATCCACCCCGTGGTAGTAATCACCACCACAGGACTCCCTAAAGTTGCCTTCGTGAAAGGTCTTATCAAGATTGATCACGAAGCCAACACTCTCAAACAGGCTAACAACTCGATCATGCATGCGTATGGAATAAACCATATCATCGCCATAGACCGATATTAGTCTCTTATCGTTGCGGTGATACATTGTCGCTTCGATAGCTTTTAAGAGGGATAGGAAGACCAACGTCTGCAAAGGAAATGTATACCCGATCCCCATAGTACAGAAAGTATTACTCTCTATAATGGAACCATCGGGCAGTTTGACTTTTGCAATTCTAGACTGATTCAAAATTTCAAACCAATCAGGAGGAAACAATCGTCGCACCAAAGCTTCAGTAATCGAATCTGAAGCAGAGGACAAATCAGCAGTCACATACAAACCATGTATCGACCCCTGACAGGCATAATATTTATGAGTCTGTTGCAGACTCTTGATATTATAGCCATTCCTTTTTAAGCGTTTACGCATCATTTCGCCTAAACCATAACTCATATAAGAGCCAATGGTTGTATTAGGCATTATTACACGTAATGACTTAAACGTTTTCGGGACTAACGTCAGCGTCAGCGAATCGGTTACCTGGTAGACGGCGGGCTTGTTAGGGCCCGCACTGTCTTGTTGTTTGTGCCAATAATCTTGGACACATTCAATTTCGCGCATTTCTGCGTCGAACCAAGCGATTTGATTCTGAGAGCCGGTAAGAGGAAGTTCCCAACGCGAAGCCAAACAGGCTAAACGTGCCGGTATTCCAACCGATGCCCCACTTCCAAATCTGCAGAGATTACGATGTTCTTCATCGTTGTACGGTCCTAGTACATGGGACACGTAGCGAGCAGCAAGATCAAGCACTAAGCTATCAGCAGTTCCTAGCCTAGTCAAGTCTTGACATGCAAGCCGATCCTGAGTTAATCGAAAGCCATTAACGGCTAACTCTTTCAACTCATCGTCGCTATAGATATCATCCTGATACCTAAATCTCTTCACTATTGACTGTAGTTGATAAGAAGCCTTGAACTCGGCTATCGAACCCTTACAGTCAATCGCAGCTGACTCCCTACGAATACCCTTGACATCTCCACGACGAAGTTCAGTCTGGAGTTTGTCTGCATAACAAGGGTCGTTGAGGTTGTCTTGGAAATCCCTGACTAAAGTTAATGACACATTTGTCATCAACTTGTCCACCGATAGAATTCTATCGGCAATGGCAGTACTGCGTTTTCGTTTCACGTTAACCTCCTATGATTTTGTTAGAGGTTAAGCACCAGGCACCTAAGAAAGGCTGCCTGTTGCCCAGAAGTCCACCGTATCACTATCGACGAGGATCTGTGCACCGAGCTTATTAAGCTCGATCACATCCGCCGCCGGTAATGAAGGATGAACTTCGCGCTCGATACGGATCGTGTTAAAAACAACACGGCCGTCGACAAGAACTATCGGCAGTGAAAGGCTGACAGATTTCTTGTCTTTCGAGTACGTCGAAGTCTTCACATCAAGCGTCGGGGGGCGATATTTTGCTGTAACCTGACGCCTGGTTTGATAGTCCGGATCTCCGGGTGCTATCATATGGACTCCGTTCTGAATCGTGACGCCATCTTCGGCGAACGCGAGGGCAACACCGCCACTAGGAGTTATAGTGGCACCGTACAGCAAGGACATCGTTTTCAGTCCCATGTTGTTCTCCTTTGGAGAGTCTAATGTCGCAAACCGTAAAGACCGTGGACAATTTTCCCGGCCATCAAGGCAAGCGCATCGACAGATTGTTTCCCTGTTAATGATGTAAATTTCAGGGATGGGGTGAATGGCAACGATAAGTCCACGCGACGTACAAAGGAAGAACCAATAGTCTCAGTACTTCCAAGCGTCCCGGTAAACACGTGCTCTTGTCCGTTAGCGTCTTGTATAACTCGCTTGACGGTTCCTGAAAGCGTCTTCTTCATATAATATGTAGAAGATTCCCAATTAGTCAGAACTTGAATATCTGACCTGGGTGATATTGCTTCCAGAAAAGGGCCTATGTTAATGAACCAATCGGCGACAAACGAGAAAGGAACAATCTCCCACAGCGTGGCAGGTATACTTCTGGCATTCAAGCCAAGAGCCTGACGCGTCTGATCCGACAAACTGGTCGGCATCATTCTGTAGATGACTCCTACGTTGCTCGCAAAGCGAGCTTCGTTAAATCCCGTTCCGACGGCAATGAATGAGCCGCCCAAAATTCCTGCGTCGAAAGAGTACCTGTGCTCACGCTGAGCACTCTTCTCTTCGCCGCGTGCTACACGAAAACCTGTATTCAGCTTGCGGAGAATTTTCTCCCCTTGCAATACGGCTTCAATGCCGTCCTGAATTACAGGTTTCCAACCGTAACGCAACTCTAGCCATGCTTTCGCATTAGCCTTCGTCACATTACCGCCAAAACTTTCAAGGAGTCTATTTCGACGCTTAGTCAATTGACCAAGCAAATCGATAGCTCCCTTGAAAGGGCGCCTGAGCATAGAGGCTGTCTTAGATATATCAGACAGAATCTCTCCGCCAAGGACTGGGCTTGAATTCATATTAGCGTACGCTTTTACAAGCGCCGCGTTCTGAATTCGTTTCTGTTCCAACTCGGATACAGATACCCCGTCTTGAACACCACCAACGAACTGACAGAGGTCACCCTTAACGGTCTCGCTTCCCCAAGTATCTTGGAGATCGATGCTAATGGATCCCTCTGAAGTGCATTTGTACGAGTCCCTCTGAATCGAACACGCGTTGTTGAGTATTTCACCCTGCCACTTCCTACGATGGTAGTGAGGGGTGAGGATATCAATACATTCGCGATGTTCCCCGGCCATGACGGTACCCTTTTCTTGGGTCACATCATAATTGTTTCGTGTCAACCAGTAATGTAAAATACAGGATGACAACGATTCATAACCGGAAGAGCGGACTCTTGGTGGCATGTGGCACCTCCGTGTAGTATCTTCACCTTGGTAGGTGAAGTTAAATGAAGCTCAACCCACGCAGCCTGGTTTCTACACATCTTCAGAGAAGCGAACTACCATGTTGGATCACTAAGATCCGGAGACATGGATTTACGCAGCCATCTGAAAGATATGCCAGGAACTATG